AATAACATAGGAGATTATTCTGTAGAAGTTTCTCTTTAACCATGAGGTAATTATGCTTTTATATGAGTTTGATGACAAAATCTTAAACGAAAGAAACGGAAGAAAACCTATATATGTAAACAAACATCTTGCTAAAAGCTTTAAGGAGTTTTGTGAAGAAGAGAATAAGCCACCGCATAAGGTAGCTGAATACCTAATATCTTTAGGTATGAACTCTGTTAAACATTACAAAGAACCTAAAGTGTCTTTTGACATTGAAGCTCTTTAAATAGATTTTTGACGTTGGTTAGCGAGTCAGTCGCTTGCATCTCTTTGTCTTTAATTGTTTTTTGTTTACTACCGTCTGGAAAAGTAAACATAACTTTTTGTGGTTCTAATGCAACCATAGCATAGACATCTATTGCATCTTTATCGTATTGTCTTTTCTTGGTAAATGAACCACGCCTAAAGTCATACTCCCATGACACTCTATGGTTTCTTATTTTAGATTGTGTTTTAACCTGGCACTTATATAGTGTGTGGTCAACGTCAAAAATGATGTCTGCCTCTGCGCTATGCGGAACGATAACCACAGTATCAGCATATAAAGAAAGTAGCGAGGCTACTAAGTATTCTCCAGATCGGCCAACTCTTTCCGATTGGCGTGGCATGAGGTTATTTGCTAAATAACCTGTTCAAATATTCTTGTCTTTCTAAATCGTCTGGCGTTAAGGCTTGTGTTATAGGAGCAGCACCTCTTGCTGAAATAGAACCAGGCGCTCTTAATAATGCCTCTGTAGGTTTTAAACCAAATGGTTTCATGTAAGCTATGTCTGCCATAGCCGCTGGACCTGCCAACTTTATCATGCCACTTACTGGTTGTGATAATACATCTCCAACCATTAACCTAGACGCTGTACCAGAGTCAGGAAATGGTCCTCCCAAAACAGATTCAGCTAATTCTGATGTTTTTTGTAAAGGCTGCTTACCTTTTATGGTTTTTGATTTTGTTTTTGTGTAATCGCCTTTTTTTATAGCTCTTAATATTTGATTTGGTGTAAAGATTTTGTCTTTGGTGAGTGCTTGAATCATCGCATCGTTTATAGGCATAATATTTCTATACACCGCATTTATATTTCTTAATTCTTGTGCATTTGGATTTTGTATTTCAATTTCATCTCTAAATTTATTTTTTAAAGACCTAAAAACCTCTCCAATTTCTCCTTCAAAACCGCCTTTTTTTATAAATTGTTTTTCAAGCCTTCCTAACTCTGTTTCTATGTTTTTTAATTGTCTACCTGACAATACATTTTCGTCTACTTTTGTAGATATGTTTTTAATTACTTTGTTGATAACAAAATCTTGACTACTTTTTGATATTCCAGAATCTTCAATAATATCTAATAATTTATTTTCGATACTAGCTACATTGTTCAGTTTTAATTTTCCTAAAACTCTGTCATATTCTTTATCTAGAGTAGACTCTACGAACTCCCAAGCTTCTTTGCCTGTAGTTCCTTTTGGAAGCTTTACACCTATTGGCGTTAATGCTTCATTTAAAAGAACATTATTTGTTTGTTTTAAAGCATCTAATCTAGATTTTTGTATAACAGCACCCACACCAGGATATGATGTTGAAAAATCCTCAATTGCAGCAACTAAGTTAGATCCTATGCTTGTTGTGTTTCTAAAAGACTGCCCTATTGTTGGACTTATTCCAATTTTTTCTAATTGTTTTGCTTGTTCAGATTTAACAGGTAAAACTTTTCTAGCCGCTCCAGCTAAACCTGCACTTAAAGCAGCGCCAGTAGCTCCTGCCATGGCTCTTTCTGCAATATCACCCTCAGAAGCTCCAGTTCCATATATAGCACCCTCTAAAGCAGCTTTGCCAGCAGTACCCAATTCTTTCAATTTTTTTGCACCTTGAACAAACTTGCCAGGTCCTAATATTGCAGCTCCAATTTCTGAAGTATATGCAACTCCTGGAGCTTTTTGTCTTACTTGCTCAACACCAGCTCTTGCTTCTTGTAAAAATTCTTCGTAAGTTTTTGATTTGTTAAAAGCTCGTCTTACAGTTGCTTCTGCCTCATCTCCATAACCAAGTAAAAGTCCTTGTCCTATAGTTCTGCCAATGTTCAATACTGGATTTTCTAAAGCTTCTTGCTCAATTCCATAATCTATAGGTTTTGGTGCTGGCATTACAGTACGTCCTCTTGTTTTAAGACTCTAAATTGTCCGTTAATACCATCATACACAAAATCACCTTCCTTAAGAACTCCGTCTTCCACTAACCTATCAAATTCATTGTCTGAGTTATATGATTTATACAAAGAACCTAATTGTTGGTCAGCATATTCGCCAAATCCTAATAGGTTTTTATTTTCTTTTAAATAGGCATCCATTAACCTTTGTCTTTTTATATTATATGCAACAAGATTTTCTATACCAGCAGCTATAACTAAGTTACCTTCTGCGGTTCTACCCATGTTAGGTACTGCTGATTTAAACAAATTTATCTCCATGTCAGATGTAGAACCTGATCCCTCTACCCTCATTCTAGGAACTAAATAATTTGTAAGTGATTGGAACAATTCTTGTTGGCCAAATTTACTAATAGTTTCTTTATCAGCAATACCAAAACCTATTGCAAGTTCTCTTAAAGGCATCAAAATTTCTTCTACTTTGCCTGTCTTAATTCCATCTTGTAACAATCTTTTAGACATTTGCACTCTACTTAAAAGTTGTTTATCTAGTTCTATTTGTTTGTCTACTTCTTTTTTTGTTGCAAATCCAGCTTTTGCTGCTTCTTGTGCAAAAATTGTATCTCTTTTTTGGTCTAAATTAATTTGTGTTGCACCTGCTTTTTTTTGTTTTTGTAAAAAATCAAGATATTCTTCATTTGTAGGTGTTGGGTCTGTTCTTATATATTCTTCGTAGGAAGATGGCCCTTTTGTTGTTTTAGGTGCAAACATTCTTGGATCTAAACCAGCACGATACAACTTAATCATGTCCGCATATCTTGGGTCTTGTCCAAGTTCTTGTAACAATCTATCTTGCTTTGCCATTTGCATTTGCTGTTCAGCAAATTGCACTCTTCTAGGATCACCAGATAATATAGCAGCAGACTTGCCTAAACTTCTTTGTAGGTTTTCTATACCCGCCTGCCTACGCATCCTTGCTTCCTCTGGTGATACTTGTTGCATGGGATTAAAACCACCTATTTCTGTTAAGCCTCTACCCACTCTTTGATTTAATGCTTTTAATAAATTTTGTATCGCCATATTACATTCCGAAAGGTGTTTGTTGTTGTGATGGTGAGAATAAATTACTAAACATTGGTTCTATTGTATTAAAAAGACCTAAACCAGCTTGGAACTTTTCTAAACCGCTTGGTCTATATCCACCAGTTTGTGTAATTGTTGGTTGCACACCACTTACACCAGTTGCTAATAAACCTAGTTGTTGACCTGGATAAGCTAATGCTCTTGCAAACTCGCCTCTTTGTGCATCTATAGCTCTTTGCTGTAATGCTTGCTGTTGCTGTCCAATACCACTTAGTAAGCCAAGTCCTCTTAATTGCTGTCCTTGTAAACCACCTAATAAACCTGCCCTCTGCGCACGCGCTTGCATTTCTAATTGTGGCTGTGTTAATGCAGCTCTGCCAGCAATATCTAAACCAGCTAACTGTCTTTGTTGCTGTAGCTGTGCTTGTTGCATACGTCTTTGCTGTCCTAACTCTGCACCAAAGATACCTGCTTGTTGACCAAGCTGTGCTTGTTGTGCTGCTCTTTGAGCTGCAATGTCTTGTCCTGCAAGACCTGCTTGCTGACCAAGTTGAGCTTGTTGTATAGCTCTTTGTTGTGCTTGTTCTGTACCCATTAAACCAGCCTGCTGTTGTAACTGTGCTTGCTGTAATGCTCTTTGTTGTTCTTGACCAGCACCAAATATGCCTAATTGTTGTTGTCTTGCTAAATCAGCTTGTGCTGCTCTTTGTGCTTGTTCAAATCCTGCTTGTCTTAAACCAGCAGCGGTTCTAGCCATTTGTTCTACATAAGGTCTTTGTGACTCAGATTCTAATAATGCAGATCTTGAACCACCAAAAGCACCTGCTCTAATTGCTCTTTCCTGCGCACCGCCACGCGCTATATCAGCTTGTCGCTGTATATCCTGCATAGCTGTGTCTATAACTTGTTGTTGAAACGGTGATTGATATGCACCTATGTCAGCACTTAATAAACCTTGAAACTGCGGTGTAGAAACTTGGCCAATTTGTGCAGCTGACGGGCCTGCTACAGGACCTATTTGTGCGCCACCAAAAGTAGGTGTTGCTTGTATTTGTGCTGCACCTGGAGCTTGTGTTGCTTCTATTGTTGGTGCTTGAAAACCAGTAACAGGTTGAATGGTAGGTCTAAACTGATCTTGTGCCATACCTTGCAAAGCTACAGTTGGGTCATAACCCATACCAGATTCAAATAATCCTCTAGTAGCTTGGAACTGTCGTAATTGGTCTGGAGAAAAACCAGCGACCATTGGGCCTGTATAAGGTATGAAAGGTTGTTGTGCAATCTGTTGCGACCTTCTATAAAGGTCTTGTTGCATAGCTTGTGTTTGTGGATCTACTTGTTGTGTAGTTGTTGTTTGTCCAGCAGCAGAGCCTCCGCCACCCGTAACACTTTTAATTGCGCCAACAGCTCCTGCTACTTTGCCTGCTGTTCCTAATGCTGCTAATCCTGCTGCCATCTTAATTCCTCTTATAAATCTTTTTTAACTATGTAGTCGTGTTCAAAACCTAGATGTTTTATCTTTCTAATCCATCCTTTCCGACCACCGCCATAAAGTCTTTTTACACCAACTTGTTTGGCAAACTCCTCTATATATGGGAGTATTTCTTCTAATTCTTTGTAATCACCACCGCAAAATAATATATTCATTACTTTAATTTGTGGAAATTCTACAAATTCTGTTATGTATGCAGACTTTTTGCCTGGCCATAAATGGAATATTCCATTCCTTATTTTATCTTCTATATCGTCAATTGTATAGGAATCTTGATGTTTTACAGCTTTTGCTATATAAGGTTTACACCTTTCCCATTCAATTTCCCAAGGATCTTTTTTCGCTTGGTTTATATCAACTACCTTATTAGTCGCCTTTTGCATATTCTACGATACTCATAATTACACTTAATTTGTTTGCATGAGAAGCTGTGCAATTTATAATTTCTCCAGATGTTAATATCAAACTTCTAGTTAATAATTCAGTTGTTGCGTGTGCGCTTATATTAAATTGCGACCATAATGTATGCACTACTGAGGCATTATCTGTCATAGTAAGAGTAAAGTTTGTTTGTTGACCGCCATCTTCTGTTACTAAAATTGATTCAATAATAGCAAAATCAAAATCATTGCCAGTAGGGGCTGTATATATTAAAGTTGGATTTGTTGTACTCAAATCTACAGTAGCATTAGTTGCTCTTTGTATATACTGTCTTTGTGAGGATAAATCCATTATCTTCTACCTCTTGTTCTTACGTTTAATCTTATATTACCAACTTGGAAGTCTTGTGTTGTGCTACCTGTTACAGTCATTTGTACTTGTCTTGCTGTAAACCTAGCATCGGTATATCCATCATTCTCAAAGGTAAAACTACCAAAGTCTGTTTCGCTACCTAATGGGGTAAACTTACCTTTAAAACTTATCGTTACACCTGGTAATGTATTTGCTTCTTCGTCTGGAATAATTTGGTTACATTGCACATAGTTATCACCGTTACCTAATTCTATTGGACCGCTAGTACAAAATGGTGCATCACTATTTAAGTTTGGTGAATTAGATAAGGT